TACTATTACTATGTATGGCTGAAAGTATCAAAAGTATCTTCAAGCCTCAACACCCTGAGAAGTATCAAGGAAATCCTAATAATATTATTTGCAGAAGCAGTTGGGAAAGAAGATTCTGCCACTGGTGTGACATCAATGAGAATATCATAAGATGGGCATCAGAAGAATTTAGTATCCCATATTTGTCTCCTGTTGATAATAAAGTTCATAGGTATTATCCTGATTTTCTTATTGAAGTGAAGGAGATGAATGGACAGATCAAGAAATATGTTGTTGAGGTAAAACCAAAGAAGCAAACTCTACCTCCAGTGAGGAAAGAAAGAGTCACTAAAAATTATCTCTATGAGTGTCAACAGTATGCTGTCAATCAGGCAAAGTGGAAATATGCAAGAGAGTTTTGTTTAGACAATGGAGTTGAATTCAAGGTCATCACAGAAGACGAATTAGGTATCAAGCAGTATGGATCTAAAGCAAGCTCAGTATCTGGAAGATCCAAAAAATCGTATAAACGCAAAGGTAGATAGCATCAGTGAACTTGGTGATCCTGATGACATGATGATTGAGATCATGGATACCTTAACTGAAACAGAACTCATTCCAGACATTGGTAGATACTATACTTTTGTTTATACTCCTAAGACACCAAGAATTGAATATGATCAGAACCCATTGATTGCTTGTGTTGGTTTATTCAAGTGGGGATTCAGAGGTATCAACTATCACTGGGCACTGAGAGATGCTAATCCTTTCAGAAATTATACCTGGGAAGAAGTTCCTGGAAGATTGCACTTGGTTTATCCCACTGAACTGCAGGACATGAGAGCAATACCTTATCAATATTTCAGAATAAATAACTAAACTGGACCAAGAGCCTTAATATCTGATGGCAGCAAATACTAAAACTGTAAAAGTCACCACAGACAGTGGTAAATTCCAGATAAAGGCTGCAGACGGAACGCCAATTTGGGTCAGGGTAGAAACAGATTCATTCCCAAAAATTGACGGACAACAAATAATTAATCCTAATAATGGATCCTCTGTGCAAAGACTCTATTACTATGAAGGACCAGGAATCTTAAATCCATTTGGAACTTTAGGAGCAACCAGAACTGGACAAGGTGCTTGGACATATGAGGATTATCCTCCCAATTTACCTTGGCAACCACCAACAAACACTCCAGTATTTGGCGCATCCACTCAAAAAGCGCTTTCAAATAAATCAAGTGATGCTGTTAAGGCTATAAACAATGCCTCTGTGAATTCTACAGATGGTGCAACTGCTGCATATTCTTCTTTTAATACACCAATCAAAATGACTATTGATGGTGCCAGATCTGGTCTTGGAATACTGCAGGTTGCTAAAGTAAATCCAAATGAAGAGGAACCACTTCAACCAGGTCTTGGTGGAAATCCTGAAAGCAAACCAGTAGGAGAACAAGGTGGAGAGGTGCTTCCTTCAGTTGCTGCAGTACCACCTGTTGAGCAACCATCCACTCCTATAACTCCCCAACCACAACCAGAACCATCTGGTCCAAAAATAACCCCAACTATTTTAAGGTATCCTCTTGCTAATTTAGATGCTGCAAGTGAATTAGGAATTACTTATGACTATATCAAAATTAAAGTTGTTGACCATATTTCATCACTGGATTTGGGAAGATTGTCAGGAAGTGTTGGAAGTGCTCAAGGAAGACCAACTGACTATGGCAATCAATTTGTAGAAACTTTTAATCAACTACCACCAACTCAAAGTTTGTCTAAAGCGTACTTTGGTTCTCAAGAAACATATGCTTATATCATATTACCAATGCAACCAAACCTTTCATCAACAAATAGTTCTGACTGGGGAACAGACAGTGCTAACATGTTGCAATTAGTTGCAGGATCTATCTTCAACAGTTTTTATGGTGGAGTTGGATCTAAGGGATTAAGTTTTGACCAGATTGGAAAATTGGGAAATGATATTGTTCAAGGAGCACAGAGTTTGATCAGAGCTGGTGTTGGTGGAAAACAAGAAATTGCTGCTATGTTGGCAGGTCAAACTGTTGGAACTAATCTACTCACAAGGGCTACTGGAACTGTTGTCAATCCAAACTTAGAAATGTTGTTCAATGGTCCAAGACTAAGAACCTTTAACTTTACTTTTGATATGACTCCAAGATTCAAAGAGGAAGCTAAAGAGATTAGAAAGATAATAAGAATTTTAAAAAAATATATGATGCCTGCACAACATGAATCCAGTGCATTTTTGAAATCTCCAAAGATTTTCCTGTTGGAGTACATATATAATGGAAATGCTTCTGATGAAGAAGCAGCAGACTTTAATGAAAAGACTTTATCATCACCAAAGTCTCATCCTTATCTGAATAAAATTAAACCTTGTGCATTGACTGATCTAAATGTCAACTACACTCCTGATGGATCTTATATGACATATAGAGATGGTGGTTCTATGACAAGATACACACTCACCATGTCATTTAGTGAAATTGAACCAGTATATCAAAATGATTATCAAGGTGATGATTTCAATCCACCAGATCCAGGTTACTAAAAATGGCAAGTCCTTATTTCAGTTACGTTCCAAACTTTGAGTATGTCAATAGACTCAAAGAGAACAAAAACATATCTGCTTATCTTGTAGTCAAGAACCTTTTCAAGAGAGGTCAGTTACGTGAAGATATTTTTCAAAACTTAACTTTCTTCACTAAGTATAAAGTCATTGGAGATGATAGACCAGATAATGTTGCTTTCAAAGTTTATGGAAATCAATACCTTGATTGGTTAGTTCTCCTTTCCAACAATGTTATCAACTTTGAAAATGAATGGCCAATGGAACAGCAATCATTCATCAACTATCTCTATGGTAAGTACAGAACTGATGCAAATATAAATGCTGTTCATCACTATGAATCACCTGAAATAAAAGATAGTAAAGGCAAAATTCTCATTCACAAAGGAGTGAATGTTCCTTCTGATTTTTCACTAACCTATTATGACTCTGGTCTTGGTACAGAAGTAACCAGAAGTAATATTGCAACTGCAGTTACAAACTATGAATATGAAAATAAAATAGATGAAGATAAAAGAAACATCTACTTACTCAAACCAAAGTATGTAAGTCTTGCAATTTCAGATATGGAAGATGGTTTGCCATACAAATCTGGAGGTAGTCAATATTATAGCAGCACTCTATCAGTAGCAGAAAACATCAGATTGTACTCATAAAAAAGTAATAGGCACAAAAAAATCCTGGGAAATTTTTTCCCAGGATTTTGGAATTACTTTCCAAATTTGCGATCCATCTTCAGTTTGATGTAATACATTCCAATCACCCATAGGGAGAAGAGGAAACCCTCTCCATACCCCATGGTATTCCATGCGTGTACTGCTTCCATCACATGTCAGCAAGTTTGCTGAAGTAACTCAGAGCATCATCCTCATCCTCATCATTAGAAGATGCTTGGGGAGTTGATTGAGATGCCTTGTAGCTCTGCTCAAGTTTCTCCATCACTTGCTCTTCACTCACACGCTTGGTTTCAACTGCAGCATAGTTGTCATACTCAGTCTCTTCATCCACAGTAGAAATACGAGTGGACTTCTTACCAAGCACATAGTCAAGACGCTTTTTCAAGTCATCATAGGACTTGAATTGGTCAGCAGCAGTCAGAGCAGCAAGAGAATACTGCTTCTTCCAGAGTGCTTCCAGTGCATCATCATCTTCCAGCAGAGCACTGGGACGATCAAACTCAGACTTATCATAGTTCCAGTAACCATCCTTCTTCTGAAGTTTCAGTTTGAAGTTAGCACCACCCCAGAAGTCAAAGGGGTTGATGGGAGTTTCATCTTCAAACTCAGGTTGCATGACATCCATGATCTTGTCGAAGATCTTCTTGCCAAACTTGTAAAGGAACACACCACCCTCATTCTGAGGATTGGCAGGATCTTTCACAACATAGATGTTTGCATAGAAGGAGAGTTTGCGCTTTTGCTTACGCACAGTGTCTTTATCTGCATCATTACCACTGTTCCACAGTTCACGATTCAGTTCACTAACAGGATCCTTTTGGTTGAGAGTAGTGAGAGAATTCTCAATGTACCAACCACCAGGACCTTGGAATGCATGGGAGAACAGTTTGACCCAAGGCAGATCTTCTCCTTCAGGAGCAGGCAGGAAGCGGATTACAGCATATCCATTACCAGACTTATCCATTTCTGGTTTCCACAGGCGGTCATCAGCACCACCACTACCAGTGTTATTCATCTTTTCAACTTCCTTCACCAGTTTGCTGGTGAGAGAACCCAGAGAAGATTGCTTTTTGAGATCTTTGAAAGACATTTGGTATACTCCGTATTTGTTGTATTTGGTCTGTTCCCTTGGCTTTGTCTGGGGATCGGGTAGCCCCTTGAACCATGAACTATAGGACTTTTTCAGTGGATTGTCAAGGAAACTCATCAAGAATCATGGATGTTTTTCTTCATTGACTCCAGCACTTTAGTCATGTTGGAGAAGATGTAGTTCAGATCTACATCCTCAGGAAATCCCAAAGACCTTGCAGAGTCAAGGATCTTTTCCTTCATTGCTTTTGCATCTGGATCATCAGACAAACTCATTCTGGTGTAAAGAATTTTCTGCTTCTCCAATAGTTGAGCCATGACTTCCACATGCTCAACCTTTTGTTCCTTTGTCATGGTAGGAAACTTCCAGACACTATCATATACTTCCTCTTGAAGTCTGGTTATTTCCTCCATCTCTTGTCTGACTAATTCAGACCCAAAAAAATCACTCATGTTTCTCCGCAAATTATACCCTTCAGGGTTTTTCTGTATTGGAATATATCTATATGTAGGAAAGCATCATACTTTTTCATCCTCATTGATATAAATTTCCAGACAGGATCATCCAGTTTCTTATCAAACTTATTCTTGAATCCAAGAATTCTATTGAGGATCAATAGTGTTTCTAAAGAGATATTCTTTTGAAGATGTTCTTTGATGATTGGTGGATGCTTTGTTCCCACAATCTCAAACATTGCATCAAAGTTCTTTCCATCAAAGACAGACTCAACTTCTCCCTTGAAAAAGTAAGATAAAGACTGCACTTTTCTTTTCCAAGAGGTGTAATTGTCTTCACCATTTTTCATGATCTCCCCAATCCAAAGAGTTTGAGGATCATCACAGTTCACAAAATT